TTAATATTGTGACTAAGAATGCCGTTCGAGACGTAGGTGTGGGCGCCAGTGACGGTGATCTTAACGATCTGCAGCGTGCCGGCGACGCGCGCCGCGCCGGGCAAGTCTCTGATCATCACCCACTCGCCGACGAAGACGCGGTGATCGCCAGTCGCGCGGAGCACCTTGCCGTCGACGGCAGCCTTCCAGACGCCATCGCTGCCGGCGATCTCGACCGCCTCGACCGGGTAGTAGCCCCAGTGCAGGGTCTCTTCGTGGCGCGTCCACACCCGATCGCCGACGATGATTTCGCCTGCCGGCTTCTCGGTCATGTCAGCCATCAGGATCGGCGTATCGATCGTCGGGCAGCGGCCGCCGGGCGGCGTCGCGCCGCCGCCGCTCGATGGCGGCGAGCCCGCGGTCGGGATGATCGCATAGCCGATATAGTGGCGGCCGGGATGATCGGGCGACGCGCGGGCGTTGATGTCGTCGGGGTCCAGCACGTAGGTAACCGCGCCGCCGACCCGGTCGGGATCATCATAGCCGATGGCGCGGAAGTCGCCGGCAGCGAGGCCACTGGCGATCGTCTTGCCGGTGACGTTCACGTCCGCATGGCCGTCGGCATAGCGCCGAACATGATTGCTGATCGTAATCGACCCGTCGGCCGCGGCCGATATCGTCAGCCCGATTGGAAATGACGTCGCGATCGCGAGTTGCAGCGCCGAGGTGTTTTCCAACGGATAGCTGGGGGGAACGGACAGGTCAGGTGTGGGTGGCGCCTTGCCGGTCTTTCCCAGGCAGAACGCGTGTTTGGCGAATGTCTCCGAGCGGCAGGTCAGGGTGATCGTCATGTTGCTGCCCTCAATCTCGCGATTGCGGACCACGACGTCGCGCGCGAGGGCGGCATCAGGGATGTTGACGGTGAGGCAGTCGCCGGGGCGGTAGCCGATCGCGTAGACCTTGGTCGGCAGTACGATGCCGTCGAGCTCGCGCCCGTTCCAGATCTCGTACAGGCCCAGCTGCGCGCCCTGATCGACCTGCTGCACTAGCGGGAAGGTGATTTCGCTCGGCCGGCTGCCGCCATCGGCCGTGACGTAGTCTGGAATGGCGATTGCATCCAACGGCACCTCTTCCCAGCCGTGGGTTTCGAGGTGGACCCGGGCAATGACCGTGTTGCGGCGTTGCCGGCGCGACGCGGTGCCCGGCACGTCGACGTCGCCGGTGATGTCGTTCGAGGTGATCGTCCCGATCGACACCCGCGGCGCGTTGAAGCTGCACGACAGCTGCGCCCCCACCGGGAACACCTCGCCGCCGCCGGCCTGGGCGATCATCTTGAGGATGTCCCAGCTGTTGTCGCTGGTGGTGTAGACGATGCCGCCGACCTTCCAATTGTTCGCGTCGCAGACGTTTGCCCAGTCGACGAACGGAGCCATGTCGATGCCATCGGCGCCGATCCCGCCGCCGGCGATCAGCACGCCGTTCTGGTAGCGGCCGAACGCCCAGGTGATCGCATGCAGCGCCGGGTTCTCCGACCAGACATAGGTCGCCTCAACGCCGAGGCGGCAGGCACCGGAGCCGCCGCCGACATAGGTGCTGTCGAGCCGGGGATCGTAGACGTAAACCCCTTCGACGATGCGGCCGCGCTGCGGCACGCCGTTCGGATAGATCTTGCCCTTGTCGTCGAACTTCAGCGTCCACAGGTCCGCGGCCAGCCCGGATAGCAGGCTTGCCGATCCCCAGCCGGCGAACCCACCCTGCGGCCCAGCCATGGCGCGCGTCTCTGGGCAGGCGCCAAGCTGCTGGTCGAGCCACATATACCCGGCGTAGCTGCCGCCGATCGCCGAGCCGTTGAGGCTGGTCGCCACCTTGTTGATAAGCAGCGGGCCAAGGCTGCGGACCGGGCCGATGCTATGGACGGTCACCCAGGATTCGAGATTGTTCTTGGAGCCGTAATATTGGCGGTGGACGACGTTGCCGCCGCTATACGTTCGCCCGATCGCGACCGGTATTCCGGCGTCCTTGTCGATCTTGAACTGCGTGGCGTTGCCGCCGACCGTACCCTTCGGGGTTGCCGCCGATGCAGCAAACGAAAGCACAGCGGCGGCTGTAGAAGCTGCGGTTGCAATGGTGCTGATCGACACCCCCGCGACGCCGACGTACGCTGCCGCCGTCGCTCCGATAGCCAAACCAACGCCTGTCGCGGCAAGCGCGACGGCGCCGACAACAAAGGCTGCGGTGCGGAGAGTTTTCGCCATGCCCCCTTACACCCTCCACGCAGCGATAAATTGCACTGGCTGGAGGATTTCGGCGGAGCTGACATCCTCATGAAAGCCCAGAACCCGCCCGTTCCCGACGGCGATCGTCAGCGCGCCGTCGAGCGGTGCCTCGCCAGGGATCATCACGATGTCAGCGATGCACGCAGCGGCCGGAGCGATGCGTTCCAACGCCAGCGCATCCAGCGCGCCGGACAAGCTGTCGTGCCCCGCACGCTTGAGCGCCAGCATGGCGCCGGCGCCGGTGGTGTAACTGCCAGCCTTCCCGAGTTGAGGGCGGTGCCCCATCTTGCGGAGGACGAAGGCAGCCATGCGAACGCAGTCGTTCTTGCCCAGCTGCCACGGCTGACCCTTGAACCGGTCAACGGCTGCCTGCGCCGCCTGCTGGCGACGGATCATCTCGATCATAGCCCCATCGCTCCCAAGAAGCTCGCCCGCGTGCTGCCGCTGATCACCGACACCGCCGACGGCGGCTTCTCCACGCCCCAATAGCTGGTGCGCTCAATGCCGGTCATGTTGGCCAGCCCCGCTTCGCCTGGCCACACCAGCTTGTGCCAGGCGTCAGACAGGCGCGCGCCGATCTCCTGATCGTGGAACGGCTCGAGCGCCGAGGTGCAGCGCCATTCTACCGACCGCGTACCCTTGCCGACGCGCAGCCGGGGCACGTCGAGTTCGCCGGCGAATAGCTGCAGCGGGTCCGGAATGATCTGCCCGGTTGCCCGATCAACAACCGCCAGCCAGCCGCGCACCTTGCCGCCCTGGGCGGTCGCCGATGCCAGCGATGCCGCGGCGACGCTGCTCGGCGGCACGAAAGTCAGGTCCCAGTCCGGTGCCTCATCCCCGACGCCATCCTTCAGCGTGCCCGCTGCGACCAGCGAGCCGAACATATCGTCGCTGCCGGTGAAGAGCTTGTCGCCCCACGGCACCTCGCCGGCGCCGACCAGGTGGCGCATTGTATAGCCAGGCAGCACCACCTCGACGAGCGGTGCGAGCGGATGCTGCCCTGAACGCAGGGCGGCAGACGCCTGAGGGCTGAGCCGGAAGGTCATTTCCGCTCCTGGATGGAGAAGGCGAGCGGCTTGGTTCGGTTGCGTTCGAAGCCAGCGCCCTTGTCAAAGCCGAGCAACTGCCCCTCGATCATCGGGTCATCGAAGTGACAGACGTCGCCATCAGTGGTGACGAAGCGAAGCATGGGCCAGATTGGCAGGGCGACCTTGCCGTTCGCATCGGCCATCGCGCGACCGCGGACCATGTGGACGTAGTGGACACCGCCATGCACGATGCTGAAGAAGCGCCGCACGAACTCGGTCTGCCGATACGCGCCGCGGAGGCTGATCGTTGATCCGGTCTGCCCGGCGCCGTCGGCGACGATCCCGCTGCCGATCGGCCGCGGCGCATTCGGTAGGCGAAGCTGCATGCGCGCGTCGGCGGTCGTCGCCTCCATCAGCAAGCCAATCAGGTCCCGACTTTCGGCATCCTGCCGCAGCTGCGTCGTGCTGACGTCGACGGCGAAGCGGTCCCCCAGCCGCGAGATTTGCAGATCCTCGCCGCCGAGCACGCCCTCCTGATTGGACGAGAACAGCCGGGGTCGGATCGTCAGGTCGGCGATCCGGGTCCACGGGACGAAGACGCTCAACGGAACCGCCCGAGCCGGCGAACGCTGGCGCGGGTTGCGTCGGCCTGGCTCATAGCCGCGCCGCCCGCCGCGCCCTGCATCGCTGCACCCGCATCCCCGGCGTTGATCTGCTCCCAGAACTCAGGCGTCATGAGATTCCCCGAGAAGTGGTTGTGCGTGACCGAGGGCGAGGGATTGTCGTTGGCGAACAGCTGCCGCGTCTCCTGCGCAGTGGTGACGCGCGACCCGCGAGGCATGCTGACGATCTCGGGCCCGTTCTCGCCGACCAGCGACATGCCGCCCGACCAATATTCGGTGCCGGCCGCGTTCGTGCCCGGCTTGAACAGCTTGCCGATGTTGCCGATCGCGGAGGACAGCGTCGGCAGCGCCTTGTCGCCGTTGATCAGGTTCTTCAGCGGGTTGAGCAGCGCGAGGGTGATGAACTCGTTCTTGAGGCTGTTCAGGATCGTCTTGCCGGTGTTCCCCCAACTGGACCACGTGTCCTCGCTGAGCACGGTGCTGACGAAGTCGGAGCCGTACCCGCGAAGTTCGTCGAGCGCCGTGGTGACGACCTTGACCTTGGCTTCGTCCTGCTCGGCCATCTGATCGACGCGATTGCTGATGTTGCGTCGCGCCCCCTCGACCGCGTCGGCCATTGGATCGTCTGTGCCGAACAGCTTCTTGAAGGTCTCGTAGCTCTCATCGGCCATACGCTTGGCCTCGGCATGGTAGGCAGCCATGCGCAGGCCGTTACCCTGATCGACCGTCAGCTTGCCCTTGCTGACCAGCGTGTCGATCTTGGCCAGCGATTCGGCATAGGCATCAGCCGCT